CGCTGGCCAGCGGGTTTGGTAAGGGTGTTCCGTTTGCTCGCGGCTATGTTGAAAAAGCGATGGCCGCAGTGAACCCAAACATTAGCGAGGAGACTATCCGCGCAGCCATAGGGTCGCAGGAAGCAGAGTATCCGGCTTTGACTGGCGCCGCCCGTCTAGCCACCGGCACGGCCACCGGCGTGGCGTCTGGAGCTGACCGCTTAATAAACGCACCAACGCGCATTGGACGTGCCGCACAGGCCATGGGCTTCGGCACTGGCATAGGCGTCGCTGAAGGCGGGATCGCAGGTTACGGGGAAGGCGGCGCAGAAGAGGCGGCGCGGCAAGCGCAAGTCGGCGGCATGTTTGGCTTGGTCGCGGGGGCAGTTGCGCCTGTTATCGGGTCAATCGCCGGCGGCGTGAGCCGCTTTAAGGCTGAAATGCCGTTCCGCTCTGACATTAACAAGATCGGCGCCAAGGGCGACGCTAAGCGGCTGATAAAGGACGCCGTGGAGGCTGACGGTGTTGGAGCCGCGGCCGCGGCAAACACGCCTTACGGAAATATAGCAACGCTCGGCCCTAATATGTCGAACCTACTTGACGTCGTGGCGAATACTCCGGGCAAGGGTGCGGCAGTGGTACGCTCAAACCTCAACGAAACGTCTCTGGCCGCGTCGCAAGATCTGTCCAGAACGCTGGACGACGTTCTTGGCAAGGTGACAGCTGGCAAGATTGGCCAGAAGGCCGACATCATGGCGGACACGGCACAGGCCCGCCGCGATCTGTACGGCAGCGCATACACCTCCCAGATAACTCCCGGCCAAGACGCGTCAGACGTAGTTCTGGACCTGTATACTCGAGTGTCTCCAGACGACTTAACAGGCGCCACCACACTGATGCGTGAGGCTGGCGGAGAGTTTAGCTACATGGTGCCGACGCGCGTCAGCGAAGAGCAGGCAAACAAGATACTGAAGCAGGCGGACGGCGTTAATATAACTTACGACGTCGACGGAAACTACATCGCCATGCGGACGCCGACAGTCGAAACGCTGGACTACGTCACCCGCCGGCTTCACAGCCGCGCCCAAGAGCTCAAACGATCTGGCGACATCGAGGGATACCGCTCCAAGACTGCGCTGGCCATTCAGATGCGCAACGCGCTTGACGAAGTCAGCCCAGACTATGGAGCGGCGCGTGCAGCGGGCAAGGACGCCATCGACCAGAAAATTGCGGCGGACCTTGGCACCGACTTGTTGAGCCCGTCAGTAACACGCGAGGAAGTGCAGATCGCCTTGGACGTCATGGGGCCGACTGAGCTGAAGCAGGTCAGGACTGCGCTGAGAAATCGCCTTGACGAGATTGCTGCAAACGCAAAGATCAACCCATCCAAGCGCACTGACGCCGAGGTGGTCGAGGCGCTGGCGCAGCTCAAGGCGATGAATACTCGAGCCGTGGCCACAAAAATGCAGATGGTTCTGGGTGACGTCGGCTTCGAGAAGATGTCGAACAAGATCAGAGAAACCAGCGACGCCATGATTATGGCAGCCTCTGTGGCTCAAAACTCCAAGACGGCAATACGACAGGCGGTGCAGAAACGCTTTGAGGAGCTAATCACCCCGACGATGGGCGAGCGCATTGGCCAGCAGGGCTTGCTGGGCGCGCCGACCGCGATGGCGTCTGACATGCTGTTGGCTGGAGGCGGCCAAGCGGATCGCATCCGCGCAGCGCAGGAGCAGCTGGCGCCAATCCTGTCCCGCCGCATGACGCCGGACGACTTAATGCGTCAGGCGCAGGCTATGGAGCGCGCAGCTCCGGGCATACAGGCGGCCAGAGAGGCGGGAGAGGCGACAAAGAGCAACGTCATAAGCGGGCTTCTCGGCACGGGCATGTCAGCGCAGGCTGCCGGCGTTGAGCCGCCAATCGACCCGTCTCAGGATCTGTTAAGGCTACTCGCCGGCCCCCGCTAACCGCTATTTCTTAGCAGACTTTTTAGGCGCGGCCTTCTTTGGCTGCGCCTCAAGCGCGTCTGCGGCTGCGCGGTGCAGCAATGCAGACTGGTCTTGGATGATGGTGGCCGCCTGCTCGCAAAATTTAAACAGCGCCATGATGTTTGTTACGCGGTGCGGGTTGTTGAGATTGCGCACCAGTTCCTTCGTTTGTTCGTCGAGCATGTGATCCTCCATAAATGTCACTCTGGCAGCCTATAACATTTTTTTCGCTTTGTGAACATTTAGTGCTTGCAAGGTGTGTGTGTTAGCCTTATGTTAACAGTATAGACAGAAACAAAGGAACACGGACATGACACTGCTCAACACATCCACAATCTCGGCCGAAGACATCACAATCCTTTGCGTGCTGGATGCAGACGGCGAAACAGCGGTTGCTGAGTTTAAGACAAACGGCGCTTTTTTTATCGCCGACACATCCGACCTTGCAGAGTTTGGCGAGGTGTTCCAGATCACTAACACAAAGCGCATGAAGGCTGGCGCAACGCCAGAAGAAAAGATCAACGCGGCCCGCAAGGATTACTTTGGCGCCGCGTAATGCAAAATAGGAGAAGCGTAATGATACCAACTGCGCAAGACTGGGCGATCCTCGCCATATGGATGTCACTCTGCGGGCTGTTGATCGCCTGCACGGTGACCGCTAATGTAACTGACGAAACCGTGCGCCCGCTGGCGCGCCCAACACACTGGGAGGCCACCCATGGCTAACAACTACTCGCGTGCCGAGATCCTATCGACGGCGACGGAATACGTCACAAAGGATCGCGCAGCCGATCACGGCTCGATGGAGGATAACTTCAAGACAATCGCCATTTATTGGAGCGTCCACCTCGGCGTCGAGGTTTTGGCGCACGACGTTGGGACCATGATGCTGCTGCTGAAGGCCGCCAGAGCCAAATCGAACCCGAAACACGCCGACAACTATATCGACGCAGCCGGATACGCCGCCTGCGCCGCTGAGCTGGTCGCTGAGCGCCCGGAGGGCTCGACATGAGCGAAGTATGGGCAGCCATCTTACCGAGGCTGGTAGCGTGTCCTGAGTGCCACGGAGAAGGCACCGTGGAGGAGGGGCGCGCATACCCGCACAACGCCGGCCGCGACATCGGCGAAATCATCATGGAGACCGTATCGTGTCCAGAGTGTGGAGGCATGGGAGAGATCCCGCCGCCTGAGGAAGAGGAAGAGGAGGAAGACGAATGAAGTATGACCCGGAGGCGCTGACGCGTCACGTCATCGACTGCGCGGAGCAGGGGATGTCTCAGGCGGATGTCGCAGACTTGCTGCGCGTATCCCGCTCAACGATCCACCGAATTTGCACAACAATGAATATAACACTGGAAAGGAAGAAGCGTGAATACGGACCAAACTCAGATCATTATAAGCCGGCTGGAGCGGATCAACAGCATCATGCTGGCGGAGCAGAAGACGGCGATGCGGCCAAACTTGAAGCAGCGGCTGGAAGAGCAGCAGGCATTGCTAGACGCACTAAGGCGCGCGACCAACGTGACGCCGCAGAGCGTTTGAAATCTAAACTGGAGGGCGTCACAGATAAGCATGAGCGGTACGAGGTCACATACGCCCACTGCATCTGGGAATACGAGCAGTCTATGTATCGGGAAGGCAGGCGCGACCCTCTGCCATCCGGGCCGCGCAGGCCGACGACAGTGGCGCCGTCAATGAAGATTGCAGCTGAGAAGCTGAAGCAGCACAGTATTGACCAAGGCAACCGCCTGTTTGCTCTGCTGCCTTACAACGAGCGCGTGACGGCTTCACAGGCGGCGGAGATACTAGGTGACAGCATTCCGCGCACGTCAAGCTATCTCAAGAAAATGTGGCAGGCGGATAAGATTTACCGCGTCCGAGACTTGGTCGAGGTGGAGGGATGCACTAAACTTCAATGGCGCTGGGTTTTTAGTAAGCAACCCATTAAGGCGATCAATAACTGCTTTGAGGATGACGAGTAATGGAAGAAAAGGAAGTAGAGCGCATGATAAATGCAGCCGGATTCATTGGGGCGGTCGTCGGCTTCTTCAGCGGCGCTGTATTGATGGCGCTGGCTTTTACTATATTCTAGTAATGGTGTGGGTGGCCGTGAATGTTGGCACATTTAGCAGCAGCGAAACCAAAAAATAGTTGCGATGAAAGCCACCCACTCAGACTTTCTAATCAAACCCAAGCCGACCCGCAAGCGATTATTTAAAGCTGCCAAGTGTTTCTTGCATCGAATGCGTTTCGTTCATAAATTCTTCTGCCGTAATATATGTTGTGACGGCGGTCAGATCATCGCCCCGGCGGAAAACTACAGCGCCCAAATCTATAGACACAAACGCAAAAATATCCGACACACCGACATTCTTTTTGGGTGTGTAGAATGCGTAACTCCGACTTCCCTTATACGTCTTGCTGGCGGTTTTGACTTGCAAGGTTAGAGTGCGTGTATCCATCTGTATATACGCATCGTGATCTGCAATCTGGCATAGCGTGCAATAATATCCAGCCAGCGATAAATAGGACAGAGCTAAATGCTCTCCCGCCCTGCCTACCGCCGCACTGGCTTTTTGGTCTTGCTTAGCCACTTAGCTAACTTAGCTAAACTAGACAATCAGCTCGAAATGTGGGCCGTCAATAAATGGCCGCTTCCCCTGACCCCGTCGAAGGTCGACGTAGCTGTTGTATGCCTCCTCCATAGTGCCGTTCCAGCTCGATATATTAAATGGGTAGGCGTGGCCCTCCACGGCCCAAGACGCGCCCCAGCAAACTGCGACGCCAACGTCTTGCGCGCCTCGCTTCATGGCGTCCGCAATTTCGTCGTACAGAGAGATCTCCCAAGACGCCCTCGAGCCGACATAGGCCATGAGGTCGACGGCAAGCCCCTCGATGTGTTTGCTCTTCATCGTCTTGGAGGCGCCCTTCTTAACGAGCTCCCGCTGCTCTCCTATGGTGCGCAGTCCACATATGACACCGAAGTCCACCTTAGTGTGAC